TTGAGTCCTGCAACATTGCCTGTCAATGATGTTGGGGCTACTTGACCGCCAGCGTTCATTGGCTGTGATGCTGTGTAGATTGGGCGACCTGCATCGTTTAGAGACATGATGTTAGACCATTGTCCTGTCGATACGATCATGTTGCGAGCGAATGGGTTTGGTAGTCCTGCTGTTGCTGCGTAAACAGAAGCAGATCCACGAGCGACAACGCCTAGCAATTCTGCTGCTGTTGGGTATGTTGCTGTGGTTGTGCCGTCTAATGTTGCACCTGAGATTAGAGCAGCGTTCACTGCTGCATTTGTAGCCTTTGCGTAAGCTGCTGCCATGTTGCGGACTAGCTCATCAAAGAATGCTGGAGATGTACGATCTAGCAATTCAACAGAGAATGTCTGCTGTCCTGCATACTTCTGTACTGATACAGATAGGAATGCTGCGTTCTGATCTGTGTCGCTGAACGCATCGCCTTCTGGCTCAATCGCAACAGTTGGAACTGCTGTGATCTTTGGAATCTCGAAAGTCATACCTGCATCTGGCAATACTCCACGAGAGATTGCATCGATTGAAGGACGGATTGTTGTTGATAGTGGGTTGATGATTTCTGACAACTGACGAGTTGGAACAAGTCCTGCGTTGTCTGTTGTGTCATCTGCTGCGCGTAGGTATTGACGAGCGTTGTCGTCACCTAGAGCTGCACGGATTGTGTTTTCTGCGTACTTAGCTGCAGTGATTTCAATGCGTGGCTTTGTGAAGTATGCTGCTGAAACAGTTGGGCGAGCAGCTTCAACCGCTGGTGCTTCAACTGGTGTTGCTTCGACTGCTGGAGTGGTGTTTTCCACGGCTGTCTCGCTTTCTGTTGGTTGGGTGATTTCTTCTACAGCAGATTCTTCTGCTGCAATATCAGTAACTTGAGCCGACTTGAATGCTGGCTCTGTTACTAAACTTACTTCGACCAAGCGAGCAGCAGATACATAAGTAACGCCATCCTTGATCTTTGACTTGAGGACTTCTGCCCCGATGCTTAAACCTGACTGCAATCCTTCTTCTGCAAGGATTAGGGCTTCTGTACCGCGCTGAGAGCGACTGATAGAGAATACTGCATCGATTGAGTTATCTGATTCGCTAAAAGAAACCATGCGACCTAATGGCTTCTTAGCATCATGCTGACTTAGCAACTTAATTGCTTTAGGATCTTCGATAGCAATAGATCCAGAGGCAAAGATTACCTTGCCCATATTTGTAGATCCTGCTTCGACATTGAGAGGCACAATCTTGCCTGATACTGTGCGACTTGCTGAGTCTGCTGTGAGATCAGCTGAGAAGGTGATTACTTGGTTCATTCTAGACCATTGCTTCCGTTAGGTGTTAGATCTGTCATTTCCATAGCCTGTTCCTGGGTAACCAGATTGAGGGCTAGGAGTTTTTCAATTACTGCAAGCTCTTGCAGTGGATCAGTGCGCAGGAAGTTCTTATCAATATCGAACTTCACTACATTTCCGCGAGCAGTAATGTCATCCATTGATAAACGATCTTCAATCGCAGTAATGAATGGCTGTAGAGATAGCGTTAAGAATTGCTTGCGTTCATCATTGACATTTTGATATGTATAACTTGAGTTCTGATCTGCTGACACATAGATCGCTGGCACATTGCATAAACGCGCAATCTCAGTAGCAAGATTCTGAATAGCCTCGTTGTACATCATGTCTTTAGGAGAGAAGCCAACAGTCTTATAATCTAAAGTGCTTGTTAGATAAGCAGTAGAGTTATTCTGTCGAGCTCTTTTCCATGCCGCTAATAATCCTTGCACTTCTGCCGGTGGTAGATCAGCTCCTGAGTTCTGAATGAAACCAGTACTCATCGGAGTGGCTGCTGCAATCGCTGCTGACTTCTGGACATCAATAGCTGCGCGAATTGTCTGCACTCCAGTGTTAAGAATGCCATCGCCTAATGATTGGAAAGTGATTAAAGATCCCAAGCCGTCCATTGGCAAAGTAGTGCCATCGACTGCATAAGATCTAACAAAAGTATTGGTGCTATCTAGTGTTGCAGTTACTCGATGGTTAGCGATCCACTCAAAGCGAGATGGTCGTCCGTCCTCAGAATAAACTTCAACTACTTTCCAGAAGGCTTGACCATAAAACAGTAGTGAATCAACAGTCCATGCAATCGTTACTGATCGTGGCTGTGAATATGAAGGTTGCTCTAACCATGCAGGTGAGCCAAGCTCTTCATTAGTGGATTTTTTATAAAGCTCTAAAGGGATTGCTCCGATAGTTCCACAAAGTAGATTGCGACAACGCATAAGTGCTGGAACAGAGATCGCTTCACTTCTGCCGATAAAGGCATATTGAAACGGCATCGCATAAGGTGAATACTCACCAAGCACCTGAGGTGCGGACTGAGCTTGTAATTGTGGCTTAGGTTCAAGCCCGAATGTCTGCAAGATTCTACCCATAGACAGAAAGTGTAGCATTTGTCAAGCAATTAGACAATGTGCTAGGGCGTGTCTAAGTATAAATCTGAGGCTTAGGAACTGGAAGCATTAACTTACTTACTACCATTGCCAGACCAATAGGAGCTGAGATATCTCCAGCACTCTTTCGCTTGATAATTCTCCAAGCACTGTCATTGACCTTAGCTGCGCAGTTATTCATCTGTTGGATCAATTCCTCTTGCCCATTGTGAACCACACGAGCATTGACCAAGCCTTCTAATAGATCGCCACAGGCTTTGTAGAACTGCTGACCCGAGACATCTTCTACCATAACTCCAGCGTTAGATAGTCGATCTGCAATCGTCTGCGTGGCGTACTTGTCGTAGCAGACAAGTCGTGGCTTATAAATGTCGCACCACGCCTTTACACTTGCTGCCATCTTTAGCTCATCGATGGCGACCTGAGAGCTGTAAGTCTCTAGAATTCCGATGCCAATCCTCCCATCTGGGAGTAGTTGTCCTGCGACCAATGATCCGTTCCTGCGTGAAGGACTGACATCGAAACCGAATACAGTATAAGCCCCTGGGCTCATTTCTAGTGTGCTATCGGATGTGTCCTCTAGAACTCCATGAGGCCACGGACTACTTAGAGAATCGATCCATTGGCAAAGAGTCTCAGTACGCGTGTTCTCAATCGGTGAAGTAGCAATCGCCTCCTCAATCGCTTCTTCTGTGATGGTGTATCCCAAAGAGGGGTTAGCCAAAGCCCATGCATTGCGATCGTCTATCTTGCAGTACTGCGGAGCTGAGTATTCATAAAATCCAAAAGACTTGGGTGGATAGTCGATAGCTCTTTCTCGTAGGTCGTTGAGTACAGTGCTGAAAGCGTCTCCTGCATTAGAGGTAAGAAGCGTTTGAGAATTTGGGTGAGCTCTAGTTGTAGGAGTAGCAGCTCTAAATCCATCTTCTGTGATCTCTCGGACTTCATCGATGTAGAGCAGTCCATTGACTGATCGACCGCGAGAGCCGTCTCTAGTTGCTGCGACAACATCAAGCCTTGCTCCAGATAGCATCTCAATAGACTCTGTGCCGTTGGCGTGTCTGATCTGTTTAACGAATCCTTTAAGGTGGTCATTGGTCTCCAATAGGTGAGTGACTTGTCGGAAAGTGTCTAGTGCCATGCTTCTGTTCGAGCTCATGATAAGGACATTGGTGTTCCACTTTATAAGGTGAGCAAGTATCAGCATTCTGGCTAAGTGGGTCTTACCATTCTGCCGAGCCACCAAGATGAGGTTTGTCTTACGAACCCACATGCCTTTCTTGTCTACAGTAAGCATGTCCTTGAGTACGAACTCCTGCCACGGCATGAGATCCATCTTGACGATGGCGCAGAGGTCTTTAACATCTTGGAGCTTGTTTTCGCCCTTGAGAAGTGGACTGTGAAGCCGTGGCTTGGTTGCCCCTCGTAGGGCTTTGGACTTTCTGGGCTTAGTTGTCATTGGTCTGGACTGGGTCGGGTCTTAAAAGGACTGTCCAGCATCGGTTCGGACTGCATCGGGGAGATATAGTCGAG